ACTCACGCTATGAGAGTGCTGTAAAGTTAAGAAATATTTTTCTTCTTTATACTATACTTTAACCAATCAATGTATGTTTTGTTATTGACCTTATAGTATTTTTTGCAAGGGTTGCATATTAGCCAGTGGTGAATGGTCCCTGCTGCAGTCGTTACTTTCTTATTATATCTTATGTTAGTCGTACCACATTGAGGGCAATCGTACTTATCCCCGCCTCTTAATACTGCATAGTTTACTTTGGTTTGGGTGTACTCATTGAGCTTATCAAATACTGCCTGCAGTACGGTTACGTCCATCTTACAATATTCTACCATCTTATCCATTGCTTCAGGTGACTTTTTGAATACTATGTCCTTCCACAAATCTAGGCCGCCTGTTTGAAGCTTCGCACCTACACCTAAAAATTTAGCTATGTAATCTAGTTTATTTGAATTAAAGTTAAAGTATCTTTTTGCTTCTTTGAGTGTGTCAATAGTATTGTATACAGGTGGCATTTTTAGATCGTGAAATATACACCTGGTCCTTAGCCACTTCATGTCAAACCTATCACCATTGTGGGCCACGATTTCTTCAGCTTGTGCTATAACCTTTAAAAATTTCTTAAGCATTGCCTTATCACTTTGGTGCTTGTCCCACTCTAATGAGTGCACCTCATCTTCACCTTCCCATTTATAGCAAATGCAAATAATTGCCCGCTCGTGTATGATGTCACCAGGATTGATAGTAAGATTGTAACCACTACGCCAAAATATACCTACATTAAAGCTAGTTTCTATGTCGAAAAATAATCGGTTTCTAGTCATACACTTAATTTTTTAGTGTAAATGTAAACTATTTATTGAATGGGTTGTATAATTTATCTAATATTCGTAAAGCAAAGTTTAAAATGAACCCTACTAACACACCCCAAAAGAACAAACGCCAATTTGTTTTGGCCTTCTCTTGTTTTTTATCCTTATAGATATATTTGTACTTCAATACATCTTGTTTAACAAGCTGCGTTTTGTACCTGTACTCTATTCGTGTTTGCCACCTGGTCTTAGGTAGCTCTAAAATTCTTATTACAGTATCTTTGTACCTTAATATCTTTTCAAATATAATAGTATCGTTATACGTTACTGCTACGCTATCAATAGTTGCTACTCTTATAGTATCGGTATCAATAGACAAGCCATTTTTTACAGCTTTATTGTAATGCCATATAGCACGCTTAGCGTGACTACAAGCCAAAAGCAATGTGATTGTACTTAAAACTATTATAAGTGTCTTAAATCGCATAAAAACAAGCTTTAAAATCATTTAATCTATTCAACCACCCTTTAAGAAATACTGAATTTTTACCTTTTGCTATTGCTCTGAAAAATCTTTCACGCTCTACAAACATAACGGCTAGTAATTCTCTTGCATTTAAAGAGTTTATTGCGGTAATTGTTTGCGGTCCTATTGCACCATCAATACTAACTTTTACCCCGCACTGGTTAACACACTTTTGAACCGTCTTAATTGCTTGAGATGTACCACTTCCCCAAGCTATCTCAGTTAAGAATATTGCTAAGGTAACATCATTGATACTATCAGCTTTTACTCCGTCCCAATACGATCCTTTGAAAACTTTAAACCAATCTTCGCTATTCATAGATAAGAAACGGTTATCGTTATCGTGTCCAAAGGTGTGAACCCACGCTTGATAAGTTATTCCTGCGTTAGTATGGTAGCCACTTTTGCCGTTGAAACTTGTAGGACAAGGGTAAGAAGCTGCCGAGTCACTAGTGTGACGGCTGAGCCCTCCCTCCCATTTACGAATAAAGTGTACAAACGCATTAATCTTTGAGTCCATCGATGTCTGTTTTAATTTCTTTAGCTCTACCTACTGCCCTTTTAAATGCGTGCCATAAGCCATAAGTATGAACGGCCCTGTAACTTTCGTCTATGCTAAATATTTCAATACTTATTAATATTAAAGCTATTATTTTGGTAAGCATTAAAGGAACTGAAAAGAAGGTCAGCATTATAGCATTTAAAATAAATTTGTCTATCAAGAAAAATAAAATTACCGTAACCTGGTACAGCATCATTTTTGATATTATTGCAGATAATCTTCTGCTAGATATTTTTTCTTTTAATTTCTTTGCCTTCCACAATCCAAAGACTGTATCCAAGCAGATACAAAAACCTACTAAAAAAAGTAAGTTAGTTACGGGTAAAAAAAATGTCCACAAAACAGCAAGTAATTTAGGTAAGCTTGTACGAATTGACGCTAGTAAAATGAACAGTTGAAGTCTCATTATATATGATTAACTATTGTATTAAGATAAGAGCCACCTTCAAGCTCTTCACCTGCAAATTTTCTACTAATAAATTGAATGTAAGGCATAGCAAAGAAATTAGGGTCTTCATGGGAATAACCTAAAGCTACAGCAATATCACCGATTAAATCAAAACTATTATCAGCATCTACACCGTAAAATTCAGCTATCTCAAATAAGCTGTTATTGGTTTTTATATCACCTATTGTTTTATCTTGCCAATCTTTAATTAAGTTTACGCTCATAGTATAAGTATATTATTGTTATATCCATTATCTCTTTGGAACCCACCACAGCTACCAATACAGGCACCTTGACAATTGCATCTATCAATCATTGGGCGTAAATCAGTATCACGATTTGCCTCATCTGTAAAGCCAGGGAACAAATCTTTATTAGCTAGTAAATAATTGATTAATCTTTGTTCAAAGAACGCTGCCTTTTGTGCGTAGTGCTCCATACCAAACGCTACCTCGTTTCTACCTACTGACCCGCTGTAATCACCGCTTTGTGTTTGTAAACCTTTGTTCTTTAATTGGTAAGTCAAACCGAATACAGCATCTTCTGCAGAACGCCAAGCTATTACAGGCTGTATAAAACCTACTAAAATAGTTTCTTCAGGACTTAATGTCTGAGCGTTGTAAGCTGTAAGCAATCCATTATAGAAAGTACTACCTAAGATAGGTTGTACTCTTAGTTGGGCCTGTGTAGCTATGTATGGCGTTACATCTGTTACATCTACATTAGCTGTTATAGGTGTGTTGGTCTTTAAGTAGGTTTCAGTTATAAAGTATAGCATTATATTACAGGTGTTGCAGTAACTACAGCAGCAGCAGCTGCAGCACTTTGGGTTAAATCACCGCCTTCAATAGGAGGCAACGAGGCTAAAGCTCTCACTTCGTTAATTGTCATTGTTTCAAGTACTTTAGTTGCCACCAAAGGACTTAAAGAGTTCAAAGCATCATTTGTCTTAGAGGTATCACCTTCTAATTGTACAATGGTTTCATTAATAATCTGAAAATTATTGATAGTGAATTCAGCACTTAGCTTAGATATATGTAAAAGTTCATTAAAGATGTCTTGAACCATACCTCTTAAAGGCATTACTACATTTTTTTCAAAGATAACATAAGCTTGTTTAATGTCGCTACCACTTCCTAGACTTCCTGTAGTTCTCACACCCATTAAGATAGGGTCAATTGTGTGACTAAAACAAATTTGTTCTGTGTTTAATTGTGAAGCTTCAGCAAAGAGCTTATCATTACCATTAGTAGGTAAGCTTTCAATTTTAGGCAGTTGTTCTGCTGAGTTAGCAAAGAACGCTACAGCTTTACCCGCATTGGCCGCACCTTTAAGCTTGTCAATTGTTCTTCTTAGTACTTCTTTTTCTTCTTCGCTTTGTGGTCTTTTAGGGAACATCATAGCAAAAGATGGAAATACACTATTTTGTATGTTTGATTTTGCAAAGTACGAAAGCTCACCACTTAAGAAAGCAAAGTTTAAAGCACTTGAATATTGAGGTAATGAATAGTAATCTTGACCAATACTTTCAATTTCATAGCAGTATAATTGTTCACAGTCCTGGTTAGTTATATGATATCTTTTGATTTGTCTTACATCTATTCTAGAGGCCCAATCATCACAAATAAAATAAGTCTTTTTATCTCTACCTACTCTAATTTTTTCAGGACTTAAATTCTCAATCTTAACTAGTTCACGCTTTTCATTAAAGCAAAGTTTAAAATATACCCTGTTATGGATCACTAACTGCCTTGTGGTAGCCTTCACCATTTTATCTAGTTTGGTTTTACGCTCAAAAGTGTAAAGGTCTAGCTTCTGCTGTGGTGTTAAGTTCTCGGTTACAAGTTCAAAGCCACCACCAATTACAGCGTTTGTTTTGTAATCACAAATTGCACCATGTAAGGGACTAGAATAGTACATTTGATTAAGTAGTTCTGGATATAAGTTACCTTCACCAAACGGTATGTAGTTAGCAACCGAAAATCTACCATTAACATAAGGCAAAGATAGGTTAGCACCGCCTACTTTTTGGAAGGGTGTACTAAAAGATTGATAACCTTCTATTACTTCTGCTTTGTTTGCTTTAAAAATATCGTACCATGCCATAATTATGCGTATATCGTGTTTGTTACAGGACCACTTACTACCATTCTACCTTCTTCTATTACTATGCCTGTAGTGTCCTCTATTGTAACAGGTATAATTGTACTCTCATATACTTCATAAATGTACTGCCCTTTAGTTAAGGTGAGTTCTGTGGGCTCATCTATTAAAAATAAGTTATATCTATTGGTATAATCACTCGTATCTAGTGTAGTGAATAAGACCGGCACACTTGTAGTGTCCATCTCATTAGTAAAGACAAACAAATAGTAAGGATTAACCAAAGTAGATACTTCGCTAAGTGTTAAAATTACCTTGTTTATTTCGCCTTGTTCTAAATAAATCATAACTATATTGTTATAAAAGTTCAATTTGTTTACAAATAAAAAACCCCACCATATAGGCAGGGTAATTTAATAGAGTAATCAGTAATTAGATAACCGCTA